CATAAATTATTTAGTTCTTCGTATTCATCTGTATCTTTTAAAACTGCTAGTAAAGCTCTTAATTCTAATTTAGTTTTAAGTTTTAAATCGTCATATATACGTTTTGCATCAAGATCCATTTATTTATAAAATTTTTTTTTTTAATAAATAATAATTCATTTTAACTTAAATTTATATCAGGACCTCTCATTCTTCTTTTAGGTGCTGATTGGGTATTATCTTCATTCATCATACCAAATAAATTACTTCCAATTTTTTGCATAACCATTTTAGTAACAATAAATATTGCTGCATTAATTAAAATAGTAAATAATAGACGAATTTCAACTGGCCATTTGCTTCCTTCTGGTACATAATTTTTCTCACCAAGTTCAATTAAAAGATGCTCATATTTATTCATATTAACGATTTGTTGTTTTGTAAAATCTTGCATATCAAATTTTAACCAATAGCCTAATACAAATTCAGTGATATAAAATCCTGTTATTAAGTAACTTTTATAAGTTTCAATATTATTATCAACATTTACTTGACGAATAGTAGAGTCGTATGTTCTTTGCATTGTATTATAATCACTATGTATAGTAAATTCAGGTATATTAGCATTTTTATAGGATTTACGAAGTAAATCAAATTTGAATAAAAGTTCTCTTTTCATATCTTCGTCATCATATGTTTGTCTTGAAATGTCATTAATTATTTTTTTTGGTAAAAAATTACCACCAGAAATTTCTGATAATCTTGGAGCATTGTATATTTTTTCATTATCATCATCTTGCTTTTCAGTTTTTTTAATATCATCTTTTAAAAGTTCTTTTAATCGAGAAGATAATCCATCATCTTCAACCTTTTCATCTTCATTATCGCTTTCACGATCACGGTCACGATCACGGTCACGATCACGATCACGATCACGATCACGATCACGGTCATTATCACGGTCATTATCACGGTCATTATCACGGTCATTATCACGGTCACGGTCATTATTACGATCACGATCACGGTCACGGTCATTATCACGATCACGATCACGATCACGGTCACGGTCACGATTACGGTCATTATCACGTTCACGATCACGTTCATTATCACGATCACGTTCATTGTCACGGTTACCTTCTCGGTCACGGTCGTCTTCACGTTCACGATTTTTTTCTAGATCGTCTGTTGTTTCTTTTTTTGGATAATATTCCTGGTTTACTAAATCTGGTTTAATTTTACTTTTATTTTCAATTAATTCTAGATATAGGTTAGGCATACGTGGAAATTTTTTTGGACGATATGGTCTTTCTGTAAAAAGTTTCGCGACAGTTACAACCGGTTTCCTTAACATTTTAACTTATAGAAAGAGCTTTAAATGATTAATTATTTTGTCAGAAAAAATTTTGTAAAGTTATATCCGTTTGAAAAAAGTTCTAATTTATTTGAATGACTTATATTAAAATCATAAATTTTACTTGGTTCTAGTAATAAAGAAATAATTTTACAATTTGATTTTTTCTTTTTTAATTGTAATTTTTGAAGTTCATTTACTGGTATCATGATAATAGTATAAAATTTTTCTATAAATGTTTTATAATAATCTAACGTATCTTTTTGATCTAATTGAAATACAATAATTTTAACATTTTTATCTTTAATAGGATATATAGGACAATTGTCAACAAATCCCCCGTCAATAAAACACTCTTCATTATAAATAGAGTCATTAAAAATAAAGGGTAAACTACAAGATAAACGTATTGCATCTGTACATAACATATTAGGGTAAGTATGATGTGATAGATATTCTTTCTTTTTTTTATTTATGTTATAAGTGCATGCATATAAAGTTTTTTTCATTTTTTTATGTAAGTCTTTTAAGGTTGGTATATACCCAATTTTTTCAATAGTCATTTTCTCAAAATGAGAAATAAAAATTGAGAAATCATATATTCCTTCACCTTTAAAAATAGATTCAACACTATTTATATCTTTAATTTCGAATACTTTATGTGTAATGGAATATACCATTATTTCAATAGGAGTGTAACCTATAGCTAAAAAATAACATATAACTGAACCTATACTTGTGCCTGAATAATATTTTATTTCTTTCTCAAAAAGATTATTATCAATCATATACTGAAGTCCTCCTAATAATCCAAGACCTTTTATACCACCTCCAGATAACACAATTGCATTAAATTTTTTAAATGACATTTTAAATTATCAACTCTTTTAAATTAGATGATAATTTATACTTTTTCGATAATGCGTTTCAATAAAACAATGCAAATAATGATTAACAAAATTATAAAAATAATATAAATGGAAGTATCACAATTGTAAAATTTAGAGCAAATTGGACATTCTTTAATATGATTTGCTATAGTTATACAAGATAATTCTTTATACTTTTCATCTTCATACTGGGGTTGGTATTGGGGTTGGTATTGGGGTTGGTATTGGAGTTGGGGTTGGTGATGGGGTCGGTGATGAGGTTCATTTGAAGGTAATAAAATTTCACCCCCATTTAATGCCTTTATATATTGATTATTATTGTGTTGTTTTCTTATATGCCTTGACATAATTTGATTTGTATAAGATTCTCTTTCTGTATTATCTTTATCAATATACTCATCATTTTCTGACATCATAGAATTGGCATCAAATAGATCATCTATAAATGTAACATTTTTTGGCATTATTTATATAATAAAACAATTTAAAATTTTACGATTTCATTATAAATTTTTTTTAAAAATGAATCACCATCTGAAGTGACTAAGTCATGTAATATAGTACGAAATGATCCAGATTTTTCTGGTTTTTGTAGATCTAATTTATTTTTTTTATCAAGCTGAATTTTTACACCTTTTTCTATACAGTCTTTATATTCTTGTGTTTGTTTAAAAATTTTAAATTCTTCTTGTGTAGCATTTAATTTAATTTTTACCAGATTTGATAAGTTTGTTTTTGTAGACAAATCAGCAATCGATGTATTAATAATTCTTTTTTTAGGTACATCTAAAGGTATATCTTTAATAATTTTATTTTCAATCACACATACAACTCTAGTATCTGTATCGCCAAACGCATGTTGTAAAGGAGCTCCTGGGTAATAAATGTTTTTTATTTTTTGATTGTCATGAATATGACCGCTTATAATTTGAGGGTATTCTTCTTTCCATTCATCACCAATAGTAGAAATAATAGCACCCATTTTACATCCTTTAAATTCTTGATGAGCAAAAATAAAAGAGCTTTCTATCCAATTTTTTTCAACAGTTTCTAATGCTTCTATGAAACGACCAGGATAAACATATGGACATAACATATATGAAAAATCATCTACAGTTCTTTTAATAGGTTTATCAATAACATAAACGTTTTTATTTTCATTGAAAACGTTTAGCCAATGATTTGATGTAAGAAACTGTTGATTATTAATCATATCATGATTTCCTACTAAAATATCAGTAGGAGCATATGTGGATAATACATTGACGAATTCTAGCGTTTTATTTAAAGCTTGTGTAAAAATACGTTCATGATAATGCATTAAATCTCCGCCTATAACAATTCTATCTACTTTTTCATCTTTACAAATTTTTATTAAATGTTCTATTAGGATATTAACTTCTTCATGATTATCATTTTTGATATGAGGATCTCCGATGAATAAGATTTTCATTTTTAATTTTATGTTTTTCTTTCTTTTTATTATTCATTTTTATAAAAAGAAAATCTAACACACACAAAATTTGTGTGTGTTGGTAAAAATATTTCTAAAAATTCAAACTTTTAGAAATAAAAATTATATTAAAGTATTATAGATCAAATAAATTATTTGACATTTTTTGAAAAAATTATATTTTTTTTTAAGAATTTTCAAATTAATTTACATTTGGTATTCTTCTTTTTGGTCCTTCTTGACGAGATATAGGGTGTAAAGAACACCAGCAACAAGACCGCAGAGAGCAACTAAGTAGTAAATACCGTTTTCAACACTCTTAGAGTTTTCACCGCCAACAGCGTCAGATAGTTTTTCAACAAGGTTCATACCAGAAGCATGGAATCCCCAGTTTAAAGCGCCTACAACGCATACGTAAAATACTACAGCAAATAAAACTTTCATGTTATTCATTTTTATTAAAAGAGAAAAAATTAAAAAAATAAATGTTTTTAAAATTTACTTAGTTTTTAAAAACATAAATATAAATGAATATTGTTAAAAATTTTTTAACAATCCAAAATAATATTCGTATGTATCATTGGTCAACATCAGTATATAATCAGCATATTGTTTCTGGTGAATTATATGAGAAGTTAGATAGTTTATTTGATAAATTTGTTGAGACCTACTTAGGAAAGTATGACAAAAACGAACTTCAAAATGAAGGGTTTACAATAGAGATAAATTCTGAAAATATTTTAAAACAATTAAAGAGATTTAAACAAGTTTTAATGACTGATTTAAATCTTCTTATAAAATCAAAAGATAATGATTTAAAAAATATTCGAGATGATATTCTTGGTGAAATTAATCGATTTTTATTTTTACTAAGATTATCATAAAGTAATCATGTGTTGATATTTTTTTATTTTTTTCTTTTTATTGTATTCATCTGTGTAACTTTCTTCATATTGAATTAGATTCATTTCAATATCTTTTTTATTACCCTTTGTATCAATTAAAATTAAATTTTCATCATAAAAATTTATATAATAATCTATATCATATGATATTTTGTCGATAGATTTCACTATAAATATTTTTTTATCAAAGTAAAGGTAATATACATCTAAATATTGAAATTGAGTATAGACTATTTGTTTAATATTTTCAATCTTATAAAGGTCAGTAGAATATATAATAATATTTGAGAAGGAATTAAAGTCATTAATACTTTTATAAAAGTACATTAATTCAAATTTTTTATGGTATGATATAACATCATTAATTGAATTTATAATTCTTAGACGTAATAAACAAATTAAACGTTTAAGAGTTTCATTGTTAGAGACCAATATTTTTTCATCAGAGTTTAAGTAGCCATGCGTTATCATTATTTCTCGGTTGATAATGGAAGAAGGTATAACTTTATAAGTTGTTTCTTTTATGATAACATGGTAGTCAATGAATGACTTAATTGATTCAATTGATATTTTTAGATTATTCTCTTTTAAATAAGTAGAATATACATAAATAAAAAACTCTCCTAAAATAGTTGCTATTTTTTTATTATTTTTGTAAATTAATAGATCGTTTTTATAAGGTCTATCTCTTTTTAATAAAATTGTAAACATTCCTACCTTTATTTCAGATTGATTTATATCTATATCAAATAATTCTTTAACATTGTTATATTCACTTTCAAAATTATTTATTGTTTTTATAGGTAAATCAAGTGGTGGTATAGGATCGCATAATAAAAATATGTTATTTGATGTTACAATACATCTTGTTTTTTTAGAAGTATCAAGTACCTGGTATGAAAATTGAATATCAAAATTCATAGGACATAAACTATATTTGATTAATGGTTTTTTATTGTCTAATGTTAGATAAAATTGTTTTATTTGTGTTTTAATTGAATCATTTGAAAAAAAGTTAGTATATTTATCTTTTAATTCGGTAACAATTAATTCACACCGAATTTCTTTTGTACGACTATTTTCATTTTCTAAAATAATGACTGTTTTATCATAGGTTGATTCATACTTTAAGTAAGGTGGAATATGAAATGGTATAACAATGTCACAGTCTTTATTTTTATCATTTCTTGAAAATACGTGTATATTACATTTGTAAGTATATTCAAGTAATTTAATCCATCTTCGAGGGTCCAAGTATGTATTTTTATTCTCAAATTTTTGTTTCATTTCAACAAGTGTTAAATCTGGATTTTCTTGCGATGCAATATAAAAATTTTGAACTGGAATATTCTTAACATTTAAAGATTGTAATATACATTCTAAAAAGCTATGTTTTGTTTTAGAAATACCTTTTCTATAAAATGAATAGTTATTATCATTATAAAGACTAATTAAAAATGTATTTAAATTTTTAGGTATTTCACCATAATGACCTTCATCTAACAAACGATCTAATGTTTTAATTATATTTTGCTGTTTTTTTAAAATAATATTATCATCTTCTTTAAAGTAATAAGCTTCAATATTATGTTTTATTTTTTTATAACAGCATGGAATATATTCATATTTATTCATATTAGAAAGAGTATTAGAGAGTAAACCTATATAAGGATATTTTTTACTTTTACACTGGTAACAATAGTCTGTATCTTTAGGAAATTTTATATAGTCTTTATATTCTTCTAAATTTTTTGTTTCATCTTCATCAATAATTATTGGATGTCTATCTTCTGAACATATTCTTCTATATCCTGATACAAATAATTCGGGGACAATATCTTCTATAGTATTTTCTACTACTTCTTCGATGTCATTTTCAGCTAACATAAAAGATTGTCCTAGAAAAGACTTATACTCTTCATAGACATTTTTTTCATTTTGATGATAGATGGTTAAAAATTTAGATAAAAGAGTGATAAATAGTTCTATATTTTTAATATTATTAAATTTTGAAATACGAACTTTTGTATAATAAGATCCAATTGGGAATTTTTTTTTATCAAGACCTTTTAATTCAATGTCATTTTTTATAACTTTTTTACATATGATATTACAAGAAGAATCCTTTATATCATTTCCTTTAAATTTTGTAAGTAATCCAGTTTTTTTTGTACTAGCCTTTATACTTTCGTCTACAGCTAAAAATTTAGATATAGTAGGATCATTCATGATCATGTCACTTAAAATATATTTATTAAATTTTTGGTTTGGAAAAATAAAAACGCCATAGATATCATGTTCATCAAAATTTTCACCAAATTCAAGTGGAATTTTAAATATACTTTTAATGTATTCTTTAAAATCAATAAAGATTGATGTATCTATATTAATTTCAATTTTTAATGATAAGTTTTTGTCTAATATTAGAAAACTGTCAATAAAAATATCATTAACCTTTATTTTAAGAATAATTTTATCTTTATAATTTTCTACATGTTTTACAGATGTAAAATTGTTATACATTTTACAAATTGAATCATAACTAGCAAAAGGTATATTTTCATTACATTCTATCATGTTAAAAATATACCCTAATGATAGATTATTAATACATGTCATAAAATATACAATATATTTTTGTTTTTTAAAATCTAAATATTTTTGTTCTTTTGTATCTTTAATTGTAGTATGAATTAGATCATTTTTTTCTACTTTTATTTTAAAATCTTTTTTTAATTTTTTCAAGTTATCTATAAAATCATTTTTTTGTTTTTGTTTAAACATAGTTGGATCAAACGAAAGTTTAAAAGATTTAATTATCTCTTTTAATTTAGGATATTCTAAAAATTTTTCTTCACTACTTTCCTTATTATAATAAAGCCATAATTTTATGTATGTTTCTATATGTTCTATAGGTAAATTGTATTCTGTAATAAAATCACTAAAATTTTTTTTATAAGATTGTAAAAGATTTTCTATATCTAAAAAATTTTCATCTTTTTTAATTACAAGATATGGTAAGCTATTTAATTGTTTAATAAGTCTATTTGATACATCTTCCTCATTGTCTGTAAAATATGAGGGAATATCTTCCATTTTATATAAAACAAGTTTTTATATAATTAATCTGTATTTTAATATTCTTCAAAATCAATATCCATATCAAAATCAACTTCATTGTCACGATCTTCTTCACGTTCTTTATCATCGTGTTCATCTTCATCACGTTCTTCATCTTCATCTTTTTCGTCTTCATCTTCATCATCATCATAGCCTTCTTGTTCTTTATCACTTTCATCATCGTCATTGATATCTTTTTCGTCTTCATTTACAAATAAATTTTCTTGTTCTTCTTTTTCTTCTTCTTGTTCCTTTTTAATTTTATCTGATTTAAATTTCTTTGAATTAGAAAATAATAAAATTCTATTT